ACGAACAGCCGGTTGTTTCGGATGCTCCGACGGCATGATTACAATCGAACTTACCACTGAGCAGGCCAATCAACTCCTCCAACTCATCGACATCGCCATCAAAGCTGGCGGTTTTCAGAATGCAAAGGTAGGAGTTCCATTGGCCGAACTCATCATCGCAGCCGCACAGCCTAAACCCGAATGAAAAACTGGAAAACGACAGCCGGAGGAGTCGCCGTACTCCTCGCAGCCCTCTCGCTGGCTATCAAACAAGCCATCGCCGGTGACATGGGCGGTGCCATCGCCGCCGCTGTCGGCGGTGCCGGTGCCATGTTCACCGCGCTCAAGGCCCAGGACGCCCAGCCCGAGGACAAGCCATGAAAGACCACCTGCGAGATGTCGGCATCAACATTGGCCTACTCGTCGCAGGCTTCGCAGGGAGCTTGGTCAACGTGAAGAAGGACGGTCACAAGAACTGGTTCACCACGTTGACCTCGCTCCTCGCAGGCACCCTCTCGGCCAACTACCTCACCCCGGTAGTGGTTAAGTTCTTCAATATGCAGGACAGCAACACCCAATACGCTGCCGCGTTCATCATGGGTTTCCTCGGCCTTCACGGCGTCGAGTTCGTTATCGACAGGTTCAAGAGGAAATGAATCCACTGACCATAGTCAATGCAGTCGCCAGCGCTATCCTCACCGCTGGCGTTTCTGCTTTCATGGCGATGCTCTACCGCACCGACGGTGTTGTCCGGCGCTGGCCGATGACAGGAAGCCTGCTGCTTCGCTTATCTCTCACAGCAACAGCATCTGGCGCACTGTTCAACTGCCTCACGCTCTCAACTCCAGGCTTCCACGCAAAGCTCCTAAAACATGGACCCAATAGCCAGCGTAGCCCAGGGGATGACCACTGCGGCTCTCGACAAGATCCTCAATCCGAAAGATCAAACTCTTGAAGACGGACAGAAAGACAATCGTCTTCGCGACGATCTTACCGCTCGTGTTGTTGCCGCTGGGCTGCACCCCGACAAGGGTAGTGATGGTCCCGCCAGGACAACCCGTCAGACTGGCTGAATCGGTCAAAGCCCATGTGTGGGCCAAAGACTCTGAAGGCAAGATCGTCAAAAGCCGAAACCGCGTGACAATCCACGAGGGATGGTACGCACTACCGAAGGAATAGTATGGGAACATCACTTACAGGAAATACAGTCGCATCGACCTACACTGGCCTACTCAAGACCACCGACAACACGGTCCTGAACTCAAGCCTCCGAACCATCACCGATGGTAACGGAAACGATTCCTCGCTCCAGATCTCTACCGCAGCAGTCAACAGCGTTGGAAACTTCTCGGTAGCCACCAACAAGTTCACGGTCGCATCGGCCAGCGGAAACACATCTATCGCCGGTACACTTGGTGTCGCGGGAGCTGCAAATCTAACCTCAACTCTTACCGCTCAATCAGTAAGCTGTAGCGGAAACCTTACATCGACTGCTGGAAATCTGGTTTTGTACGGAAACATTATTCAAAGCCAATCAGCAGCCACAAGCACACTTGCCGGAAACTTAACCATTGCAGGAACAACCACTCTAAATGGTAATGCAATTTTCAATTCTGGAATTCAGTTTACTGGCACTACCACATTCAGTGATATCAATGTTAATGGAGCGGCAGTGTTTAGCAGCACCATTACTGCAAGTGGTACAATTTTTACAACCGCAAATCTTACCGCTTCAGGTAATCTTACTATTGCTGGAAATGCTGCATTAAACGGAAACACCACAATAGGAAATGCGGGAGGTGATCTGCTTACTATTAATTCCGCAAATGTAACCGTTCCCGGTGTACCGGCAAAAACAGTACCGGTATCAGCAGATAGTGTGTTGATTGTTGATTCAGCGGATTCAAATAAGGTTAAGCAATCTCCAGCGAGTGCGTTCTTGGCAACGCTGTTTCCGCAATCCAATTCCACGCTGCTTAATACAAATACAAGCATAACGTCATCCTCTACAAGCTTTGGAACTGAGATTGTTGGTCTTAGAACTTCTATCACTCCAAGATCTGCTTCTTCAAAGGTGCTTGTAACCATAATGATCAATTATGGAGCAGGCAGTGGAGCATCAAAGTTGGCCAGCTTCAGGCTTACTCGTAACGGAACTGAAATTGGGCAAACCGCCAGCGGAACTGGATCATCTCTTGATGGTATTGCTCCATGTGTCTTCACTGATGGTGGAGATCAAATCAATAATACATTCATTCAGTTTTGGGATTCTCCTGCTTCTGCTTCTGCGGTTGAGTATAGGATTTACGCATATAACAAAGGAGCAACAACTGCAACTTTGTACATCAATTATAGCTCAAACGACAATGCTGGTGGTGCTGCGGCTGATCGCTGCCGCTGTTCTTCCAACATGGTTCTTCAGGAATACTTCGCCTAATGAAACCATCTGAAGTAGCTCAAGCGGCTTGCGACAAGCTGTCGTTCACGGACTCGGCCACGATCACGTTGGCCAAGAAGTTCTGTATCCGCCGCTACTCCATGATCTGGGATTCGTGCCTGTGGAACGATACCCTGGGAGTTACCTCCATTCCGATCACTGACGGTGATGAGATCAACACGATCAGCACCTTCATCACAAGCACCTACTCGTCGAACACTGGGTACAACATGTACATGGACTTCCCGGTGGCCGCGAAGTTCACGATTGATGGCGATACCGATGGCATCGAAATCCCGTCCGCTGAATGGGTGTCATTCTTCCAGCTCGATCCCAACACCTGGAACAACGTCGATAGCCGTAAGTCCACGCCCAACAACTTCGTGAACTGGGTCCGCAACATGGACGTTGCCTACGGACTGGCCGGTGTTCCCAGGATCAAGCTCATCCCAGTTCCCAACGTCAACGGAACGCTCTTCATCCTTGGTAAGAAGCAGTCGCAGATGCGTCAGTTCGGTGAGGCTCAGACCATCACCAATGACAGCAACTTCGAGCTGCACGGTGTGGAGAATGCATTGATGGCCTACACCGAAGGCGATCTCCTCGAATACTCGCGGCAGTACGGCAAAGCCCAAGCCAAGTTCCAAGAGGGAGCCGCTCAGGTTTCCATTATGAAGGACATGGAGCGAGGCCAGCAGCAGCAGATCAGCCGGATCATTCCTGACAGCCTCTACGACTACACCTTTCAGGACATCACCTAATGCCATTCCAATCCTCAGACGCACTCGACGACCAGATGCTTCTGGATGGAAGCAATGGGTTCAGCACTGGTGTCATTTCAGCTACTCGTCCCGATGCGATTCCGGCTACCAGCGTCGAGTGGGCCATCAACATGGACTACGATGATTTTGGAAATCTCGTAAGTCGATTCGGAACCACATCCATCGTTGGCAACAGCAGTTCGCTGAATTGGGAAAGCACCACTACAAACTGGGAGTCCACGACCAGCTACTATCTGTCGAACCTGCCAAATAACTGCACGGTTTACTCCGGGTTTTACTTCGATACAGCAGCTTCTGAGAAACTTATTGTTGCCCTGCTAAATCCATCTACATCAATCAAGCAACTCTGGGTTACTGATCTTTCATCCAATTACTCTGCTATAAGCGGAGCAACGCTGAACGCTGCCGCAAAGTTCGTTTACTTCGCTCAGCTCAATGACAAGCTGTTCTATTCTGACGGTTACGGAACGCTGAAGTACATCACCAGCACCAACACGAATTCATCGATCACGGCTGGCAAAGTTACGCGCATCGATGTCATCAATCAGGGTTCCAATCTTTCCACTGTTCCTGCGGTAACTATCTCGGCTCCTCCGAGCGGCGTTACGGCTACGGCCACAGCTATCTGCGGACTCGATGGAAACGTGCTTTCGATCACCATTGATAATCCTGGAAGCGGATACACAACTGCTCCAACTGTAAGCATTTCTGGTGGCGGTGGAGCGCATGCGATCGCCTTTGTATCGCTCACTCCTCCAAACAAGCCGATCTATCTCACGACGCACATGCAACGGTTGTTCTGTGCTTCTGGAGATACATCTGTTCCTCCCGATACTCTCTACTTCTCGGACTTGCTCGATGGCGAAGCATGGGACCCGCTTGGTTCCGTTCGTGTTGGCGGAGATGGAGACCCGATCACCGGAATCTATTCATGGTTTGGATACAAGTTGCTCATCTTTAAGGAACGCTCGCTCTGGAGCATAGATGCTGATCCTACGCAAGATCCTGCGGATTGGGTCATCTCGATCATATCGGGCAATATCGGATGCGCCTCGCACCGTTCCATCGCTTCTGTTGGGCCTGATGTATTCTTCCTGTCGCGCGACGGAATCCGATCACTCTCGCAGATCCAAGCCGGTACTCAGACCAGCACCGGACTCGCGTTATCTGCTCCCATATCCGACATCATCAGCCGCATCGACAAAGCTCAGTACGCGCTCTGCGACGGTGTGTACTGGAACAACCGGTACATGCTCTCGGTTCCCCTGATTCCAGACGGAGGAACTTCGCAGACCACCAACAATGCTGTCATCGTGTACCATGCACTGGCTCGCTCTTGGTTGGGTTATTGGGACAACTGGGAGGTGAACGACTTCGTTTCCACCAACTTCTCGGCTCGCGGACCCATCCTCATGTTTGCTGGCCAAGTGATGAGCCTCGGAACTGGAGCTGGTCAGGTATGGGCATTCAACGATTACCTTCCAGCAAGCCGGTTTGATCCGCCCAATCAGATGGCTTACTACGATGGTGGATCGGTATTCATATCGAGCGTAACCACGAAGGCTTACAATCTCGGTGAACCAATCCCCGATAAGATTGGATACAGCATCCAGTTCGCGTTCGACAACCCGTACAACATCCCCATCGGAATCGAAGCTGCTTACTGCAAGAACATGAGCAGCTCGTTCACCGATCTTGCCACTGGGGTTACGATTCCGACTGGCACGTTCAAGGATCTCAAGGCTTACAACTTGATCAGCGCGGGACGCTGGAACACGATGCAGTTCCGAGTTCGCACAACCGCTGAATCAGGCGGTCGCCTGTCATTCCAATCCGCCATTCTCTCTGGATTCGTCGATTCTGTGCGTCCTCAGCAATGAACGCGCATCCATCCATCATCGAAGCCTCCAAGCTTCTCAGGCTTCATTGGCCAACTTGTTCCACATGGAACGATGATCAGCTCCTGAACTGGATCGGAATCTTCAATAAGATGAAGCAGCTCGGGATCATCAAGAACGAGAAGGGCGAGTGCGTTGGCGTCGGAGCTGTTCGTTTCCTCAACTCCATCGAGGAAGCGCAAGACATCAACAACAACTTCCCTGACGGACACATCGCTTGGATAGAGATGGTCGTTGGAGTGGAGCCAGAAGCCGTTCAGACGCTCTGGTTGGCCATGATGACCGTCTGTTCTGATAAGGTCACCAAGGTGGGAGGATTCAGCAGAGGCGTTTCCCGTTTGTACGATTTCGACAGATACTTCAAACTGCTGATGAACCGAAGGATTTCTTATGGGTGGTAGTTACCAAGCTCCAAATATGTCCGCTGCCAATAGGGCTGCGGTGTACTCTCAGGCCGAAACATTCCCGATCCTGCGCGAGATCGAGGCAGCGTCTCGCATGGGAACCAAGGGCAGCTACCAGATGCCTATCCTTGATTCTTCCGGCAATGAAACCGGAAGGTTCAAGACGGTAAACTATGACTATACCGGCAAGTCCGATGCTGATCTGACGCGGGCGCAACAGATCCTTCAGAACGAGCTGGCACCGATCAATGCCGCCGCTCAGCTTAAGCTCGCCCAGCAATACGGAACCCAATTCGCTCAGCAGCGCAAAGCCGAACTCGCTGCTGCTGATCCTGAGCGGTACAAACTCTACGATCAGTTTCTGTCCGCTCTTCAGAGTGGCAAGAGCCAGTTGGATGAGACCGCTCCTACCGCTCCTGGTTACGAGCGTGTTGGAATGCCAACCGCTCCGCAGGATACCGGAGCCGCTCGCGATATTCGCAGCAACCTCGAACGCCAGATCAGTGCCGGTCTCGCTCAAGCTGGAACGCTTGATCCCTCGATGATCCGAGCCGCTGAGCAGGCCGCTCGCGCTCGTGGTGCTGCCAGTGGCAACATCCTTGGAAACCTCTCCGCTTTCCGCGAGGCGCGGGCGGTTGGTGAGGCTATCTCCAATGCTGATGTCCAACGCCGTCAGCAGGCTCTTGGCCTACTCCAGAGCGGTCAAACATCCAGCGACGTTGCCAATCGCCAAGCTCAGGAGGCTTTCCAGAACATCCTCGCAGCTACCGGTCAGCGGAATACTGCCGCTCAACAGACCTTCGCTGGCCAGATGTCTGCTCAGCAGCAACGTCAAGGCGCACAACAACAGAACTTGGCCAACATCCAGTCTGCTCTGGGTCTCCAGCCTATTGTCTCTCAAGCCGCTCAGCTTGGCGGACTCCAGCAGGGTGCGTCCCCATTCGCTGCTCCTCAGATGGTTCAGGGCATGCAGCAAGCCGGTCCCGGCCAGCTCATGCAACTGGGTTCCAGCTTCGCCCTCCAGAACGCGCAGAATGCGTTCGAGGCTTCGCAGGCCAATTCTCCTCTGGCCATCGTCAAGGGTGTCACCAGCGCAATCGGCGCACTTGGAAGTGCTGCTGGTTGCTACGTCGCCCGCGAGTGTATCCCCGATCAGTGGGAGGCGTTCTACTTCTGGAAGGAACTGGTTGGTCCCGCTTGGTTCAAGAGCTTCTATGACAGCAATGCCGAGAAGTTCGCCAAGTGGCTCAAGGACAAACCGAAGGCGAAGAAGCTGGTGGCCAACTGGATGATCGGTCGCATCAAGAGCATGATTCCGAAAGCCTGATCTATGCCAAACGATACCGGATCAAGCTATTGGTTCATTCCCGGAGGTGAAACCTCCGAAAGTGGTACAGGGCTTGTTGGATTTCCTGGTGGGCAGTTGGTACAGATTCCTGAATCAACCGTCAGATCAAATCCGATTGTTGATCTTGCCATACCTCCAATCGTTCCCGAGCAGCCGAACGTACCAATCCTGCCGCAAGCTCCCAGCGAGCCGCAGTATACCAAGCCCGCGCCAATCGAACCACCTACGGTTCCGATTCCGGCTCGACGCGCTGATGTTCTGGAAAGTCCGTACATGGGCTACGTCAACTACGACCCCGATGAGATCCTCGCTGCGGCGATGCGCGTGATAAATGGTCGCATAGCCGGTCGATCCATGCTCAACGATCTGAGAAGGTAACCATCATGGCTTTCGAAAACTTCCTACAGAACGCTGCCAACTTCGCCACTGCTGGGCTGTACAACAACCTCAGCGGGCGCGACAAGGAACTCGAAGAGCAGAAGCTCAACGAGGCCGCTGCTTTCCGCGCCAATCCAGAGCTGGTGCGCGAAGCTGCGAAGTATGATCCGAGCATCATGGAACGCCTCGGAAACCTGCTGACCGGAGGCATCTACGGTCAGGCCAGCGGAATGAACGACAAGCTGGAGCAGCGGGATATGGCGAAGCAGCAGATTATTCAGGATGAACTCCAACGCCGTCTGGAAGAGCGAATGAAAGCATACGGAAATCCTCCGGTTCCAGAACCCGTTGGCAGCGAACTCAATCCTGATCGCAGCGCAATGCCCATGCCCGTCGAACCCGGAACACTTCGCAAGAAAAACACTTTCGCTGGAGGCTACTAACCTATGGCTACGAATTACAATTATCCGAGCGCAGAAGACATCGAGACTCAGGCGAAATATCGTCCTGGTGTCGCTTCCAACATCTTCAACGTCCTGACTGGCGGCTTGGCAGGTCAGATCACAGGAAGCACTCAACGCGCTCAGGAAGCGGCTCGTGCGCGTCAGGCGTTGCTGCAGGAAGAGTTTGGGAAGCGGGATGAAGAGCGGGCCATTCAACGTCAGTTGATGCTCCTTAAAATGGGGTACAAAGCGGAGGCAGCTAAAGAAGGTCTTCCGATTACTGAAGGAACTGCTGAAGAAATTCTGGCTGCAAACATGCAGAACAGAAAGCTCAGGGCCATCGGTAAACAAGCGGCATACGATGCTGCTGCTGGTACGACCCCGCAAGGACTTGGCCTACTGCTTACCGATTCCCGTGAAAACCCGGCGTTCCAAGCGGGATTGACTGAAGGCAAAACGGATGTTGCTCAAAACAGGGCGCAGCTCAAGTTGAGACAGGACATTGAAGACGCAAATATTGCTGGAGAATATTTTGGTTTAACCGGAACTCAGCTTCCAGCCGGAATCTCGCCCGCCGAGGCGCGTGGTCGATACAATGCGGCAAGGTATGTTAATGCTTACAAGATACCTGCTCAGATTAAACAAGAAGACGAGAAAATCGCTGTTATTGATTTGTTTAATCAGTATCCGGGCCTGAAGACTTTCGGAGGCATGTCTGATGCAAACATCCAAGAACTTCCGCCTCAGGCAGCAAGAGGATTGCTAACGCGAGCAAACAAGGAGCTTGAAACAAGCAAGACGCTCCAAAACAAAGAAGCCCAAGCCAATGCGTTCACTCGCACTATGGGTATTCTCAATCTTCCGTTTGATCAGAGAACAACGCCTGAAAACCTTCAGACTTTGTACGCTGATGCTTCGCTAGTTGGGAAATCGATAACTGATAGTCCTAAGTGGCAGGCCACTATGGGGCTTGGTCCTAAGCTTGATAACGATCAGTTGAAAGAGGTCAAGTCATACTCTGACTCGCTATCTATTGGTAACAGGTTTGCCAAGCTTGTTGCAGCGGCTGCATCACAACCAGGAGGGTTGAAGAAGTTCCAAGATAACAACTTTGGAACCATCAGGAATGCTCTTAATAATCAAAGCTCCAAGTTCTTCTCAAACAATGCTGAAAGAGAGCTGGCTAGAGCATTGGTTCAGGAGTACGAAGCGTTTGTTCAAGGTCCAAGAAAGTTTCTATTCGGAGCGTCTCTTACTGCTGGAGAACAAGGGAGTGCAAACCTTTCATTTGGTACTGCTTCTGATAAAGACTTCTTTAACAGAGCTATTCAGTTTATTGATCGTGTTCACGAAAACGATCCAGTTACATTCTATCTGGATGCAGGCAAATCGATTAACGATCCAGTTGTTTCTGGTGTGATAAATAAGAAGAAGGAGTATAACAACTATAAGCAGATATTTGCTCCTTCTCCTTTAACCCCACAAGAAGAGGCCAGAAAACAGGAGCTTCTTAGGAAAACCCGCAGAACCCAATAGCATTAACTTCAAAAACTATGGATGAGATTACACCTGCTGAGCAGGAGGAACTTGATGCGCTGCTTCGTAAAGAGAGGCAGGGAATGGTCTCTCGCATTGCGAATCCTGAGGCTACTCGGGAAGAGCGAATGCAGTCGATGAGGGAAATGCGCGGTGGTGGCGGGCCAATGAGTTCATCTGCTGAAATCGCGGCGGCGAAGGGAGCGGTTACTGTTGTTCCTTCTGTAATCGCAGGTGTTGCCACTGGTGGAGCTAGCCCGCTTGTTCAGGCTGGAGTTGGAGCTTTGACGGGTCTTGGTTCAGCGGGTGTAAGACAGGGAATCGAAAACGTCTACGAAGGAAAGCCGTTTAGATTTCGTGAAATGGGAGGAGAAGCAGTAAGCTCTGCTGTCCCGACTCTCAAGGGTGTTCCGCTTTCAAAATACATTCCATTTCTTAAATCGACTCAACCCACTTCAACCGCATATAGAGCCGCAAACCTTGGCCTCAATACAGCCCTATCAGGAACCGGTGCTGCTGCTGGAGGTGTTGTTAGTGGAACCGTAACGGATCTTCCAAGCGCAGCTCGTGAGGCCGCTGCTCCAATGTTAATGACTGCTGCACCTCAAGCTGCTGGAGAGGCTGCTGGAGAGGCTGCTAAACTGTTTTCAAAATGGGCTTCAAAAGCGGAAACGGTTGAAAAGGCTGGAATTAAACCGCTCTTCACCGATGTGTTTCCAGAAGCGGCTGCATTTGCTCAACGCGCACAATCAAAGATTAGCTCTGGAACTCTTCGCAAACTCGAAGACGATCAGCTTCGTCAGATTGAGCAGGTCGCTTTACAGATTGGCGGAGTCCAAGGAGTTGGCCAACCTGGTGACGTAAAACGCGTCTATCAGGACGCTGTTGCTTTGCTTGGTTTAGGCAAGGTTGAAGACATCACGAGAAATTCAAAGGATTTCACGAGTGCCACTCAGGCGTTGAACAGTGCTGTTGAAGAGGCAAAAAACTATGCCAAACAACTCCAAGTAGCAGAGCAAGAAGCCTATAAAGCAAATTCAGCAACACGCATTGCTGATGCTGAAAACGCATACAATGAATTTGTTCAAGGCTTGGGTGTAAGGACGGAAAGGGAAATCCAGTCGAAGCTCGGCCCACGGATCGCATCCGCTGAAACACGGGCCACTGAATCCGCTTTTCCGGCTGGTGTTCCTCGTGCGGCTGATACAGCTCAGAGAGGTTTTCAGATCCAAGATCTAATCACCCAACCGGCTGAAGGAAAGCCGCCGGGACTCAAGCAGGTAACCGACAGCTTCTTTGAGAAACAGTACGAATCGATCCCTGTTGCAGACAGGGTATTCCAACCAAATGTTCCGATTGGAGATACCGGTGTTTCATTGATCGACAAAGCTCGTGAGTTGAAAGCATCAATTCCAAAGACTGGAATGCCGGGTCTTGAAGATATAATTCGTGGTGCGATGAGGACCGAAAGGATTCCTATCGGTGGAACTGGAGGAATGGCATCGAGAGATGTGGTTTCAAACTTTTCACTTGGAGAGCTTCGAGAAGTTCGGCGGAACATTGAGAATTGGGCTTATTCAAAAGAGGCTTATGGGACTCCAGCTCAAGCAAAAGCTAAGGAGTTTGCAAATTACATCACCACGATGATCAACGAGCAGGCTCCCCAGGTTTTCAAACCTGAGATTGCCCAGCAGTTGCTCGATACAAACAAAAAATACGCTCAGGTTCGTCAGCTTTGGGAAAACCCGTTGGTTGAATCCGCTTTTGCGGGAGTAAAAGCGACCCCCGAAAAGATGCTCGAAAGAATCGGGGCTTCGGTTGTCAAATCAGGTGCAAGCGCAAGCGACTACCGAGGAATCACCGACCTGATGGACAATCTCAAGGCTATCGGGGTTGAAGGCGTTCCAGATCGCTCAGAAATCAACAATCTGGTGCAGCAGTACATTGCCACTCAATCTCTTGGCAAGAACGGCCAGATTGATAACCAGAAGCTTCTCGGATACCTCAATGGAATCGAAAGAACCTCTCCAGGTTCAATGAAGAAGCTTGGGTTTGGAGACATCGCTGATCTTGAGAACTTCGATGTGGTTAAAACCCTCGTTAAGCAAAGCACCAATGCGGCTGGAGATGTCGATTATCGTGGCCTACTCACCAAGCTTTCGGTGATGGGGTCTGAAGACCCTTCCAAACTAAAAGCTCTCGGACTGGGAACAATCCAAGACATCGACAGCCTCAACCGTATCGCTTCAAATATGGGTGAAGAGGCCAGCACTGCGGCCAAAGCCAAAGAGTTTGCCAAGTCAGACACACTGGCTGGATACCAGGTGAGCGAACGAATTCTCGGCATTCTGGACGACTCCAAGGACATCCGATCCGTGATGAATGTGCTTCAGGATCAGGTGGTTTCTGGAGCTACTCCAGAACTCCGCAAACAAGCAGCCAATGCGCTGGTGAACACTCGCGCATCCGCAGTTGAAGACCTTCTGTTTGGCAGAACTCCAAGTGGAGTCAGCAAGGGTGCCAGATCTTTGGATCTCCAAGGCATTAAAGATGCCCTAAAAGACAGGGCTTCAAGGGAGCGTTATGCGGACATTTTGGGGCCAAATCTTCTGAGCAAGATCGAAAACGACCTGATTCCGGGTCTTGAAATCATTGCTGAACGTCAAAGGATGGCTGGTGGAGCTGGCCAAACAACGGGCGGAACCTTGATTGAACGAGGCGCAATGGCCGGTTTGAAAGGCCCGCTGGCATTGGGCGCAACCGCAGGAGCAGTTGCTTTGGGGTCCAATCAGGGTTTTGGAAAAAGCGTATTGGCAGCGGCACTTGTCACAGCGATGGACATTGGTGGAACCGCTCTCGCATCAAAGGTTCTAGCTCGCACAGTTGGAGCCACAGGACTGAAGAGCAAAGCCGCTTCGGCAGCAGGGCTTCAGGCGTTGATTGACAGCGTAAACAGGGCACCAAATCGAGAAGCTGCACTTGAGCTGATGAACATTTACAGCCAGATGGGAACGCTCCCCGAACAGCCCTCGCAGTAAATTCCCAAAAGATTTCTCTCGACAGTTTGCAACACGCGGCTACATTCGCTTGCGTGAGCGTAAAACTTCTAACCGTCCAAGAGATCGCCTCGGCTCTCGGGACTCATCC